GCGCCCGGCGGTGGAGGGGGGGGGAAACGGGGCCCCGGCGGCGGGGGGTGGCTGCATCGTAGTCGGTGATCTTCTGGGCAAGCGCCACAAAATCAGGAGGGACGCGCATAGGCTGCACCGTGCCGGTGAAGGTTTCCGGGGTAAGGTCTCCGTCTCCCGCCTTGTGCACGCCGTCGTTAAAGATAGACCCGCACACAAGGAAATACTGCCCGGCGGACACTCCAGCGGGGACAGTATCTGCCGTAAAGGTAAATTCCCCGGCGGTGGGGTCATCGTACCGGTCAAAAAAATTGTGCGTGTAAACGCACAGCTCTGGCACAGTCATGCGGGGTCACCTCCTTATTTCGTATCAGCCGCCGAGTTCAGACGCCGCAACGGCAGGCTCGGTGTTGGACGCGCCGACAGTCACGACCGCGATACCGTCCAGATACTCTGCCCACAGCTTCATGCCCATGATGGCGTAGTTGGTGGTGGTGGCGTTCTTGTAGTTGTACTCGGTGTGATAGCCCAGCAGATTGGTCTCACCGGAAACGGTGTAGTTTGCGCCCATGGTGGCGTAGTCGCGGTCTGCGGGGTCAACGTAGTACAGGTCGATGTTTTCCACAGGGACGGCAATCACCTTCTTCTGCTCGATGAAAGCGTCAGGCAGAAGGAACAGGGTGCTGTAGCCGAGGAAGTTCTTCACATAGTTCAGACCAAACTCGGTCTGAACGGTGATTTCCTTGTCACCCAGATAGTCGTAGAAGTCCATGATGTTGGCAAAGCCCACGACCTCGGTCACGTCCAGATTGTCGTTTGCAAAGCGCTTCAGGACTGCGCCCTTTGCGATAGCCAGCGCACGCTGCCAGGTCTTCTGCGTGCCGACCAGCTTGCCGGTCTTGAGGAAGGTGTAGAAGTCGGTCAGAACCTTCTTCTGAAGCTCGTTACGGAAAGCGATATTGGTGCGATCCACGGCCACTTCTGCGCCGTACTTGGTGACGGCTTCGATGGAAACGGCCTTAGCCCACTTGCCAAGTTCGATGTCGGCATAGGTCACAGGCTCGACCTTGGTCTTGGTCAGTGGGATGTCCTCGCCCTCGCCCACAGCGGTGCCGCCCTGCAGGCCGCCGTCAACGGTGGCTTTGTAGGATACCAGCCTAGTGCCGGGTGCCTTGCGGATGGGGCGCGAGATGCCCAGAATGGTGCGCAGCGCGTCCCAATTCTTCTGGAACTGGGTCACGAAGTCGATTTCGCGGATAGTGGTGGTAATCTGAGATGCGGTAGTCAGATTTTCGGGTGCTGCCATGTGTTACTCCTTTGCTGCAAGTCCGAACGCTTCAGGATTTGCCGCGATGGCTGCCTGACGCTCGGTTGCGTCTTTGATGTTGATGATTTGTTCTTTGGTCATTTTGGAGCCGGTGTTTGCGGGCGGGTTGTCCACCTGTGCGCCCTTGGTGGTGGTGCTGCCCACATAATCGCTCCAATCGTTTTTCAGGCTCTCAGCCAGCTTGTCCGCGTTCTTCACATTGCCCTTGCTGTCCAGTTCCATCTTGTCGATGTCCTCGCCAGACAAGCGCACGATGCGGTCAAAGTACTTTTCCAGCACGCCTGCGGCCTTAAGCTGCTCCCGGAACTTGGATTCCTTGGCTGCATGGGCGTCCTTCTTGGTCTGCTGGTCCTTGTAATCGGTCAGCGCCTGCTCTGCGGTCTGCTTACCGCTGTTGGCTGCGTCCCGTTCCTTTTCCGCTGCAACGCGGGCGTTTTTCTCGGTATCCAGTTCGTCCCGGAGGGCGTCGGTCTCCTCGTGCAAGGCGTCCAGAATGGCTTTTGCCTTGTCATCGTTGGAGGTTTCGGCGTTTTCCAGAATCTTGCGGATATCTGCTCTTTTGAGTGCCATGTGTGTGTCCTTTCTGCCCTTGCTCGGGCTGCCATGCTTGGCAATAAGGTTTAATTTGCCGGACGTGCTGCCGGTGTGGTGCCGCTTGCAGGGGTCGAACCTGCAACTACCCGGTTATGAGCCGGGAGCACTGCCAGTTGTGCGAAAACGGCATAAAAAAGCGGCTGACGCTGTGCGCCAACCGCTGAGTATTAAATTTACGGTCTTGTTTCCACGCTAGGCAGAATATCCGTGTGGAAATAGAGTTTATAGTGGTACGGGTCGGTATGGGTGCCGGTAATGTCCTCCACCACATACATAGTGTAGCCGTTCAGGTAGATGTAATTCTTGCGGTAGGTGTCCGGGCCGATTTTCACCGTGCAGACCAGCTCGTTGCTCGAGTTGTTGGAGATGGACATGTAGCCCTCGGCTTCCATGATGATCTTATCGGTGCGGGCGTTGTAGACGGTAATCTTGCGCTCGCTCTCAAAGTAATCGGCCTGCTTGGAGATGTTGGCATTGGCCTTGTCAGCTTCCGAACAGCCGCAAAGCAACAGCACCACAAGCACCATGATGGTTACGAAAATCTTCTTCATGTTATGCATCTTTATTTCCTTCCTCGACTGCAATCTCTTGCAGTTCCTTGATATGATCTTCCACCGCCGGGCGCAGGAAGGGGCGGGGGGGCTTTTCGGAGATTTTGGGACTGTCTGTTCACAGTCTCTTGTAATTAAGGAGGAGTGCTCAGGTTTTTATCACAGGATCGGGCTTTCAAGGTCGCCAGTATCAGCGATGCCGTGCTTCTCGGCGTAGCCGGTCAGCATCAGGGTCAGCGCACCGTCACCGGTCACGTTGCAGGCGGTGCCGAAGCTGTCCTGCAGGGCGAAGATGGCCAGCATCAGAGCGGTACCGGCGTTGTCGAACATCAGGACACCGGTGATCAGGCCCAGAGAAGCCATGACAGTGCCGCCGGGCACGCCGGGTGCGCCGATAGCGAAGATGCCGAGCAGCAGGCAGAACAGGATCATGGTGCCAACGCTGGGCAGCTTGCCGTACAGGATCTTGGAAACGGTCATGCAGAAGAACACCTCAGTCAGCACAGAGCCGCACAGGTGGATGTTTGCAAACAGGGGGATGCCGAAGCTGACCATGTCCTTACGCAGGACCTTGCTCTTGCGGGCGCACTCCAGCGCCACACCCAGCGTAGCAGCACTGGACATGGTACCGACAGCGGTCAGGTAAGCAGGGCCGTAGTGGCGCAGCACTTCCCAGGGGTTCTTGCCGGAGTAAGCACCGGCCAGCAGGTACAGCACAGCCAGCCAGATGTAGTGGCCAACCATAACGATGACGATGATCTGCAGGAAGGCGGGCAGCTGATGGGTGATGGTGCCCTCGTAGCTCAGGCCGCAGAAGGTGGCGGCAATGTAGAAGGGCAGAACGGGGATGATGACCTTGCTCACGATGTCCAGCACGATGTTCTGGAACTCGGCCAAAAAGTCGCAGGTCAGCTTGCTGTTGGTCCAAGTGGCTGCCAGACCCACCAGAACGCTCAGCACCAGAGCGCTCATGACGCTCATGATCTGGGGAATGTTCAGCTCAAAGACGACGCCCGGCAGCTCGCGCAGACCGGCAACGTTGTTGTCGATGGACAGGTGAGGGATCAGGCCGTAGCCGGCGCCCATGCTCATGAAGGCTGCGCAGACAGAGGACACATAGGCGATGACAATGGCCACTGCCAGCAGACGGGAGGCGTTTTTGCCAAGCTTTGTAATGGACGGGGCAATGAAGCCGATGATGATCAGCGGCACACAGAAGGTAATGAGCTGACCCATGATGTACTGCAGGGTCACCACAACGCCCATAGTGCTCTCATTGAATATCTGACCAAGGATGATACCAACAAAAATGCCCAGCAGAAGCCGGAAGGGCAGACTATTGAATAGCTTTTTCATAACTTTAGTACCTCTTTCTTTTTGCCCCGGAAAGGGGCCGGGTGGGGAGACTTATTCCGTCTCCGGGAGGTGTTTGTTCAGCATCAGATCAAGGATCACGCTGTCGCTGGTGCCGTGGGTGCTCAGGGTGGCAAAGTTGTCCAGCGTATATTCCACATTGTGCTCCACGATGCCGTCGGTGCTCTGCACCCGCACACCGCGCACGCCCATGGCAGCTGCCTGACAGGCAGCGTTGACGCAGGTGGAGATCTTCAGTGCGCAGTCGGCCTTTGCGCCGTCGCATACCATGCCGGTGACGTTGCCTACCATGTTCTGGATGGTGCAGCATACCTCGTGGTAGCCGCCGCCCAGCAGATAGGCAATGCCGCAGGCTGCGCCGGTGGCAGCTACGGTTGCACCGCAAAGGTTGCTCAGGCGGCCGAATTTAGCCTTGATGCGGATCGCGATCAGGTTGGAAAGGGTCACGGCGCGGAGCATCTTCTCCTCGTCGATGTCCAGCCAGCGGGCAGTTGCCACAACAGGCATGGTAGCCGTGATGCCCTGATTGCCGCTGCCGGAGTTTGCCACCACCGAGACCGGTGCGCCTGCCATACGGGCGTCCGCACCGGCAGAAGCGATGACCATGGCGTTGGTGGTCAGGTCGCGGGTCATCAGACCCTTGCGGCAGTTCAGCTCCAGATTGCGGCCAATGGCAAGGCCGTATTCCTTGGAAAGACCCTCGTTGCTGATGGTCGTGTTCACCTGTACGGCGCTGCGGATGATGTCGATGGGGTCGTGCAGGGGGTCCAGCTCCTCAGTGCAGTAATCCCAGATGGAGCGGACGGTCAGAAATTCTGCGATCTGCTCCGGGGTCACCACATCGCTGTCCCCTGCTGCTGCGGGGTCGGTGTGCTGCTTGTCCAGCGTAGCTACGCCGTCCTGCTCCACCAGCACCACGTTGGTGTGCAGATCCCGCACCACCGCACGGCCGGTGTGGCCGTCGGCAGTAACAACCACCTCAACGTAGAGCTTCTGCGGCACCTGTGCCACCTCTACCTTGACCTTGCCTGCCTTGACAAGGGCTGCGGCTTCCTCCATCTGCTCCCGGGGCACATAGTTCATGACCTCCAGCAGGTGGACGGGGTCGCCGCCTACGGCACCAATGGCGGCGGCGTAATCCATGCCCTGATACGAGGTGCCCGGAATGCCTGCCGACATGGCGTTTTTGATAATGTTGATGCTGGCGCGGACG